CTTCGTCAGAGTTAGCATCTGCTGGTAATGCTACTCGCATCTCTCCGCTTTTAATACTCATATGCGTACCTTTAGCATCGTTATAAGCCTCCATACTATCTATTTGTCTGGCATGACTTATGGACCATGAATGCCATGATCCTTTATCATTACCATCCTCAGAAGATGTAAGTTTATAAATGCTTGAGAAGGAAGGCAAGGTAACTCCATTAGACTTTTGCATCATCATGATAGAATTCCATCCACGAGACTTTTTTAATTGCGTTTTCTTCATGTCAACAATTGCATTTTCTAAGGTACCGTCTTTGTGAATCACCTTTACATAATGTTGAGCAGTTCTTACTAACTCATTACCATTATCTAAAAGTTCTAATCCCGTATCTTTATCTCTTACCGCTTTCTGTACTTCTGGTGAAGCAGAGTTGAGTTCGCCAACAAAACCTCCACCTTGAGTTCTAGGTACAAACTCTAAAAGTTTAAGTTGATAATACACGGGTATAACTTCAATACCTTCTTCCGCAGACCAAAACTTTTTTGTCACAGTATTAAAGATATCTCCTTGTGAAGCCCCCTGGATAAACCCTGGGTCTGTTTTTTTAAGTTGAGGACTCAGTGCTTGAATTATTCTAATAAAAGGTATTTGAATATCTGCACTTGACATTTCTTCAAACCCACTTCCAGAATCCGCTTCAAAAGCTTTCATTAAATCTGTACTACTTGGTGTTTTATTCTCGGCCATTATTTTTCTCCCTTAATTTTTGCTACTTGTCCAACAAAAGCATTGAACAATTCTAAGTTAATATTTTGATTAGATTCGACTCTTTCTCTAATTAATTTTTTTAAAGTTGGAGGCTCAATCCACGTCCGTGCAGTTGTATCCAAACCTCTGTCATCTAAATCAGCTTGTAATGCTTTTGCACTATTGTCTTCGTTAATCCCAAAAGAAACTTCAATTTTATTCTTAATGAAGTCTTCGCATCCTATTTCACGTAAATGATTTAAAGCATTAACTTTATCAATAGGATCTTTAGGCATGGAAGCTTGCACAAAGTTAGACAGTGATACGGAACTTCCGTCTACCACTACTTTATCCATACCCATTTCCATCATCTTTGCCGGAATTAAATCAAACAAATATTTTTGACGTTTCGCACGTAAAGTTTTTAAATCTTCTTCCAAGTCTGCAACTTTACTATCAATTTCTGCTGTAGCTCGAATTAAGTCACTTAATTCTTTTCCCCCCTCGGTCGATAATGATTCAAAGGATTCTGCATCTGCTGTAACATTTTTCCAAACGTCATTCTTATTATCTATAGTCATAGTATCTCCTCTACAGGTTAATGGTTAAGTTCTTCAATGCCTCCTCGAATAGACAAACGAACAGGATAATAAAGTCTTTCTATTTTATCCCATTTAAGAATGTTTACTCTACCTGAGTTTGCATCAGCTGCGATCGCAAAAGCAACACCTATTATTGCGGGGTCGCCTATTGCTAACAACCAATCACTTTCATCAAAAGTCCGCAGCTTGCGTTTAATTTGTTCTACAAGCCTTCCTGGATTAAGATGCAGTTGATCGGATTGATTCGTTAGGGGAATTAAATCCCCCCACTGAGTAGCAGAAACAATATCCACTCTGGGATTTTCTTGTGCTACATAAACTTTCTTCATTATAAATTCTCCTTCAATTTCTACGTAAGATTAAAAGTAATATATATTATTATGATTGTAAAGAAAATAATTTGCATATCATAGTTTTTCATGGTAGATATACTATAATACATAACAAATGGAGCATCATATGCAATTTAAAAAAAATAGTTTTCTGGGTTGGTTGTTTGGAGCAATGGAAGAAAAACCTATTGAAGACATGACAAAAGACGAATTAGAAACTAAGGGTCGCAGCATAGGAATAGAATTAGATAAAAGAAGAACTACAGAAGCTTTAATTATACAACTAAAGAAACAAATGAAAAAACAAAAATAGTTGAAGTACGTTTTTAAAACAAAACCTTTTCAGCATCAAGCCGATGTTTTGAAACTATCTTGGAGTGCTCTTTACTGGGCATACTTTATGGAAATGGGTACGGGCAAGTCTAAAGTTTGCATTGATAATGCAGGCATACTTTATGAACGTGGACTTATAGATACGTTTATTGTTGTTGCTCCTAAAGGTGTTTATAGAAACTGGGCTACAATAGAAATACCTACTCACATGCCTGACCGTATAGAACAAGACATTTGTATGTGGACTTCCACACCTACGAAAGAACAGAAAATAAATTTAGCGTTGTTGTTAGAACCTAAAGAAACCGATCATTTACGAGTTTTGGTTATGAACATTGAGGCTCTTTCAACGCCTAAAGGCACACGGTTTTTAGACAAAGTATTGGACCAGGGGACTTGTTTGTTAGCTATTGACGAATCCACAGCTATTAAAAGTCCAAAGGCTCGTCGTACGAAAGCCGTAATAAAGATAGGAAAAAAAGCTAAGTACAAGCGTATTCTTACTGGTTTTCCTGTTACACAATCGCCTATGGATTTATGGGCGCAATGTAATTTCCTACACCCAACTTTGTTAGGAGAAGATGTAGGAGATAATTACTTTCAATTCCAATATCGTTATGCAATTTTGAAGAAACGATCAGTAGGATCACATTCTTTTAATATGTTAGTAGGATATCGTAATCTTGATGCTTTGTCTGATATTATTAAAAAATTTTCTTCTCGTGTCATGAAAGCGGATTGTTTGGACTTACCGGATAAAATTTATACGCAAAGGCAAGTTCAGTTGACTCCCGATCAAGCACGCATATATAACGAGATAAAGGAATATGCTCTGGCACATTTGGGGGACGATGACTTTCTTACAGCCCCAAACGTCATGACCCAGTTAATAAGATTACAACAAGTGTTGTCAGGGCATACGAAAACAGATGAAGGCAAAGTTGTCGACATAAAAGATAATAGATTAAAAGAACTGATGGAATGTTTAGAAGATATTTCTGGTAAAGTTATTATCTGGTCTCGTTTTCGTTATGATATTGAAAGAATAAAAAATGAATTAATCAAGGTTTACGGACCCTTGTCCGCTGTAAGTTATTACGGTGATACAACGGATGAAGAAAGAAGTGGTGCCATTGAGCAATTTCAAAACGGAGAAGCTCAGTTTTTTATAGGCAATCCACAAACCGGCGGTTATGGCATAACATTGACCGCTGCAGAAACTGTAGTGTATTTTGCAAACAGTTTTGATTTGGCCGTACGTATGCAATCAGAAGACCGATGCCATCGTATTGGACAAACTAAGCACGTTACCTACATTGATCTCATTGCTGAAAAAACTATTGACGATAAAATAGTTAAATCTTTAAGAAGTAAAATGGATATAGCAAGTGTGGTTATGGGTGAAGAACTTAAACAATGGCTAACATAAGGAGTTTATAATGCCAGACATAAATAAATATAAAAGTGTTGCAGTACCAATTAACACATGGGAACGTTTAAAAGAATTATCTAAAACATCTCATAGGTCTCCGGCACAACAAATAGCTTTTCTTGTAGAATTAGCAGATGATTTACCTTCTGATGTAGAATTACTACGGGAAGTGTATAAAAATCATGCCTCTTGATTTTGAACCCCAGGATCTTATTGCTTTTTACGAAGAAACAGAAAAGTTTGTTGCTCGTTCTAAAACTATCCCTGAACAATTAAAAGTTGTCACTTTGTTTAGACTTGCGTTAGAGTTAGCAAGTAAAGATATGGGTCTTGTAGAAGCTGCATATTTAATGGCACGTTTGCAGCATACTACATTAGGATTAGCGTTAGGGAAGGATGATAGTTTTGAAGGCGTAATTCAAGAGTATTCAGAAAAAAAACCTACTATAAATTAAAGGTTTGTTTGTTGATTGATGATAAGAATAAAGCATGGGGAGAAGATGCTTTTATGGGTAATCCTCCCGAAAAGAAACAAGAACATTGGGCTAGTATTCTCTTTGAGTTAAGACAGAAATCTGGTTTATCAAGAGTTCAATTAGCTGAAGAGTCTGGTGTTGGTGTGTCTACCATAGAAAACTATGAAAGAAAAAAGATTTCAGAACCCTCTATTTATAAAATGGAATTATTACTCCAGGCAATGGGATATGAATTAGATGCTATCTTTGTAGAACACTAACGATAATTAATAGGTTGTACTTTCCAAGGAGTCCAGGATTCTTTTTTACCCCCGTGATATTCTCGAGCATGACCCTCACTAATTAATTTTTCGCATATGTTTTCGCCGTCTACAAAAGGCACCGCGAGGATCCTCCCGAACTTGCCCTTGCCGTCCTTCACTGTTTTGACGACGAATTTTTTCGGAAGCAATTCCTTAAGCCGTGCTTTCGCAGCCAAACCAAGAACTTTTTCTTCCTTATTCTTTGTGCGCGACTCCGGCGTATTAATTCCTTGTAAGCGAATTCTTTCGTTTGATAACGTAACTTTGAATCCCAAATCCACATCGACATCTATCGTGTCCCCATCTACAACTCTTCTTAAAGTACAATTATATTCAAACACCACACATCCCATCACAATTATTAAGTTGACCAAAGTCATCTTTGTTGTAAAAAAATAAATCTGGTTGACCTAATTCATCCCAAGTACTTAAATCAACTTCATCAATCGGAATTCTGTCCGAATGTAAAAATACCTCATCTTTACTTTTTTTAGTAGCATGACGTATTGCATGATCTAAAGCAACTACTTTGTCCCATTCTTCTTTATTTTCTTTTACACGTCTCCATTCTGTATTAGTGTGATAAGGACAAAATATACACGCTGAACGTGGTGGTTTAGGGTAATTATGTTTCTCCATCCACTCTATACAGTCATGACGGCGTAATCGTTTTTCTATTAAAGGAAACTCATTTGTTACATATGAGAACCGACTACGTTTCATACGTACCATTTCATCATATGAGATACCCATTTGTAATTGTACCTTGACATCTTTAGGAACTTTGTGTCTGGGCTTTACTCCTAGAAGTTGTCTAATCTTTTGATTGACAGGTAATACTTTATAGTGCGTGGTGCATTGTCTTTTTAATAAACCTTTTTTGTATCGCTCACCTGTAATCGTGAACACCGGAACATTTAAAAACTTATACTTACTTGTACCCTCTGCTACATCAATCATTTCCTGGTATAAATCACCATGACTTACTATATGTACGGGATAAGATAATTGTGTTTGTAACCATTCAAGCCAATCGTATACAGCTTTTGGTTCGGCCTGGGTATCAGCAAAGATAGCACAATCTGGTTTAGGAACTTCTCCTTTTTCGCCCATTAAAGCTAACGCACTGCTTTGAACTCCTGCCCCTAATGATAAAACTCTCATGCGTTTCCTTTATCTTTGTTTCGCTCACGATACCACCATCCGGCCATATGTGCTACTGCTATTATCCAACTATCTGCTTTTTTGTCAACTTTCATCTCATCTAGAATTTGTTGAGGAGTGGCTCCTTGCAAATATAAACGCCGTGCTTCGACCAAGGCTCCTTCTAAACAATCCAATTCCATTAAGAAATCACGTTTTTTTGCCACGTTCTGCCTCCATTATTGCTAATCCGATTTCTTTGACGACTTGCGGGACGACCGAGTTTCCCAAGGAACTGAGCTGAGATACTCGGTGGGGTATCCCATGAGCCAAGCGACCCACTTGGGGTTCAGACTCCCACCATCCTTCGGCGAAGGTTTCGTCTTGTCGTGTGTTACTGCATCTATCAGATTCACTTGATGGTTCCCGTCTCGCAAAGTTTCCATGCTCTGCGGACCCCGTTTCCCGTCCCACGCGTTCGGAGTCGGAAAGATTTGTTGTGCTATCACTCTCGGAAGACTGTCGTTGCGTATTCGTCCGTCCTTCCTTTGTTGGGTGTTCTGTAAATTCCCCGTGTCTTTCCAATCTCGAGTCGTTGGCGTTGGATACATTTTCACTGCTGCGGTTAAATTGTGTTTTGCCGCCGCCTTCTCGCCCTTGCGTTTTATTAAAGACTCGGGATTCTCCTGACCGCTTGCTCTCGGTGTCGGCCACATCTCCGAAGTCAAATCCTTTTTGTTCGGGTCGGGTTGGTTCGGGGTCTCTCCCACTAAGGCGGTGCGCAATGATCCAGAGTCGATACCGTTGGTGTGGTGCGCCGACCGCGCAAGCTGGAATATTAAACGTCCTTGTGGTGTAGCCCGCGTTTTCCAAGTCAGTGAGTACTTCGTCCAGGCCCAGGTGGATGAGGCCAGCAACGTTTTCTCCAATAACCCAATCGGGCCGTAATTCCTGGATAAGTCTAAACATATCCGGCCAGAGATGTCGGGGGTCGTCTTGGGCTTGTCGGGAGCCTGCGACACTAAAGGGCTGACAAGGGAATCCTCCCACAATAACATCTGGTCGGGTTGGGATATCTTCTTTTTTGACATTCTTTATATCTCCTAATATCGGGGTTCGCGGCCAATGGTGCTTTAAAACTGCTTGGCAATACGGTTCGTACTCTACAAAAGCTATCGTTTCAAAGGGACCTGCAGCTTCTAAACCTCGACTGAAGCCACCTATCCCTGAAAATAAATCCAATACCTTCACTATCCTAGTAGTCCTATTAAAAAACTACCAATCGCTATTCCTATAAATATGGACATGGGGATTTTTCCTTTCTTTTTCTTTTTCTGGGGTTTCTTGCTCAATCGCATAACTCCCAATCGGTTTTGTTAACATCATTAAGACAATGAGGGCATCGTATCGCACTCCATGAAAAATGATATACGATTGTCGGAGCAGAACACAATGGGCAAAATATTTGTCGTCTTGCCTCGCCTACCCCGTCAATTTTTCGTACTCGGGTGTGTTTGGTTACTTTGCTCACTGTGATACAATACCTAAATCTAACAACACTCCGAACTCAATCGGGTGAATATCCCTTATACTATGTACTTTAACTGAGCGTTCCGCATCTATCCAATACTTATTCCATTGTTTGCTTATGATATCTTGACGAGAATCATCTATTTCTGTGTTTATACCATACACTTCATT